CCTCACAAAGCCATGGGATGGGGACATATCCCCCCGGTCTCATCAGTCAGTCCTCCAGTTGGCAGATTGTGGTAAAATTATTTTTTCATCAGTGCCGGAGCTCTGTTCTTTTTCTGGCAATTTGTCTGACTTCATCCTGTTACAATATCTATGAGCCAATTGCAGATTGTCCAGTGAGACAGGATCACCCCTCTTTGATACCGGGATTATGTGATCAACAGTTGCTGACATTGGATCAGGATATTTCAATGACTTGTCAACAGGTTTGCCACATATCCCACACACACTCTCTCTTGCAAGTATTATCTTTTTGTTGTGCTCCCACTGTGCCCGGATGGCCGGGTTTCTCTCAGGTCTGGGAGAGTAGGTGGGTCGGTTTGAATATTGACCCCCGGTCTTTTTCATTTGCACACCCCCTTGGACATTCAACATGCCCCCGGCTTTTTACGGAGGGAGGGCACTACAAAAGCCACCATCCCTGAGGATAGTGGCTCTTGATTTAAAGGTAAAATCCTAATGGCATCCATCACTTTACCCATTAACATATTATCACTATATAGTGTGTCGTATTTCCACAATTTATATCTTGTCATACAAATTGTAGTAGAAATGATGCTTTATCTTTCCAAAGTCATTTTTATTGAGTGGCATGTGGTGTCTGCCTGTGGTCAGCTGTGTGTATGTAAAGCCATAACAGACAGCCAGTTTGATGTACTCATCCAGCCCCTCTGGTGATACCTCCTCAATGCTTTTCTCTATCTTATCCACCTTGATCTGGAGCTCAGCAATAGCAATGGCTGCTGCCTCTGTCGGATTATACTCTGAGTTGCTCTGCACTTTGTCTTTATCATACACAATGGCTCTTGATTGATTCCTGAGGCTTTTTATCTCTGCTTTCCAAGTGTCATAGTTGAGTGCAAAGTCCACGCTGAGCATATAACTATTGACTGGCAGATAATACTCTGAGCTCTTGCTTGGTTTTCTCCCTCTCATCACATCCCTCCAATAATCTCAATGTAACCAGCCTCTCTGACTTGCTCAGCCCTCTCTGCTGTCATCAGGACTTGCTCACCTTTTCTCATGTCCCTCTGCAACATCATGTCATAATATTCTCCAATGACCTTTGTCATAATCAGCTTTCCGGGGACATAGTCATGTCTTGGTTTTGTGTTGCCAAGTATGTCCCTCCACTGCCTGATCAGTCCCTCATTGTCATAGTCATACTTTACCTTGGGAACATCCAAGAGCTTTGTCACATCAAAGTCCATGTCAAATGGTACGACATAACCATTGACACCATCCACAACTCCCATCTCAAAAGCTGATGGGAATGGAGTGCAGATGACTGGTGTGCCAGCCATTAAAGACTCAAGACAGGCATATGGCCAACACTCATGATCCGACAACAGGACACTGTATGTTGCCATCTTGAGGATGCTTGGCATGTCAAAGGTGATTCCCATATTGTAAAAGTGTTTTGGTGGATTCTGGAGACCACCATCAGAAAAGTTGAGCCAGATAAAAGGAACCTCAGCAGCGTTGAGTTTGTCTGCCAGAGTCCTCATCCTTTTCTCAATGTCTCCCTTGTCTGGAGCTGGGAGCCTTATGGCTGAGACCAAAAGCATTATGTCCTTTGTCTTTTGCACATTTATGTTATGCATCACTTTGCCAGCTGGATCATTAAAGGAGTCGGCTGCTGCCTGTGAGACATAAACAAGGTCATCATAGTCCTGAGGGATTTTCCATGATGGGTCAGTCCTACATGCATGGCACATCCTCACAACTTTGTCAGCATGGATGTCTTTGGGCATGTGGTCAAGAAAAGACATGATGATCAGAGTGTCACAATATACTAGCTTGTGTTCCTTGCCTGTGATGACTCTGACCTTTGGCAGCAACTGCATCATCCTACTTTGGACAATGGTCTCACAGACCACAGTGATGTCATAATACTCTGACATTGAGTCAATAAAGTTTTTCATAAAAGTAAAGATGCCACCCACTGCCGGGATGTGTTTTCTGTAAAGGATCACCTGTGTCCTGAGTGGTGGCTCCCTGAGAGTCAGTTTTGCATATGGCTCACCCCTCACAATATGTCCCCACATCTCACATGGCCTGATGACTTGAGCATATCTCTTGAGCTCAGGGATGTCATTTTGATAGGTCATGACAAAGACCTCATTGAGCTCATCCTCTTTTTTGACCTCATCCAAGAGCCATGTCATCTCTCTGGTGACATGCTTAAAGTAATAGACAACTCTCTTTGTTTTCATGAGCCCGGCTGCATAACGCTTTGTTTTGCTCATTGATACTGTGTCTCGGTAAAAATACATATAGTCAGTGATGACTGCTCTTTTAAACTGACTCTCAGGATCAAGATATCCCATCTTCCTACAAAAGTCCTCATCCTCAGTGGAGTCCTTATTTATATTGAACCTCACATCACCTATATATGACCTCTTAAAGACTCTTGTGCAGACTGATGGATTTGGGAGTCTGTCACTCTCTGATCTGAGTCTCTGGTCAATGTCCCAGTTGTCTCTGGTCAGAGTCCTCCAGCTGAGCTCTATCACATCCGGCTCATCCTTTGTCTTTTCCATAATCTCATTTATAAAATAGTCGGAGACAAGGTCATCTGCATCAATAAAAGAGATGTAGTCTCCTTTTGCTTTGTCAATTCCCTTATTTCTGGCAACTGACACTCCCTGATTTGGCTGTCTGTATATCTTGAGCCATGATGCAGTATATTGGACAGGCTCACTGCTGCCATCATCAATGATCAAGACCTCCACCGACTTATCCAGTGGCACCTGTTTCTGCAAACATGCCACCAGCTCACACAAATATGGCTCAGCATTGTATGCTGGGATGATGATTGATAATTTTGTTTTCATTTAGTCCCCCAAAAGAATTATTGATAAAAGCAAAAAGACAAGTATTGCTTTAAATGCATAGTCCATTGCAACTCCAAATGTCACTCCTCTGCTGCCTCCTCTGTTGCCAGTATTATGATCCAGATACCCCTCTGGCCATGTAATCTATATATAAATTCCCATTTAACTTGAATATCAGCAAACATATCTCCCAGTGTTGCAGCATCTTCTGCATCTTTACACCTGATGATGTCACCGGGCTCAAAAGTCACTCTCTTTTTTTCGCTATTAAATACCATCTGCTGCCTCCTTGACCTCTTGAGCCTCAGTCTTTACGTCAATCAGTTTCCACAGGACATCAATGACATCCTGTCTCTTTACATACTCAAAATCAGAGTTGATTGCCCTGACTTTGAGGATTGCTCTTGCTATCTCATAATATGGGACTGCCTTGATGGTCTGCTGCTGCCGGATGATGTCAATGACTCTCTCATCCTGTGTCTGATCTCCCAGCACTGACATGTCATCAATCCCATACAAAAAGAAATCCTCCAGCTCATTTGCATTTATCAGTCTCAGCATTTTTGTCCCTCCTCTCATCCTTTTTCTTTTTCTCTTTTAGCTGTCCATGCATGACAGCGCTCATATCACTCATTGTCCGTACCTCTCAAAGCATTGATTTTCTTAGCACATTCCTTGCATATATTTGTTTTAAAATCAATTATTCCTGTCAACCTAAATTCAGTCACCTTGTAGTGCTTGTATGGCTCCAACCAAAATGATTTTTCACATTTGCTACAAGTATGTGGTAATAATGCAAATCTGTTGTACTTAATTTCCATTTTCTACCTCACTTTCTGCCTTTAAATCAAAGTGATACTCTGCATTGATATATATTGAATTGGAATCCTCTTTCCATGACCTAAATGCACCTAGATTCCTTAATCTCTCTTGATACTCTTTTGCAAATTTTTGTCCCTCTAAAGTGTTTGGGATCATGGTGGCTTCAATTCTCATGATTGTCATTCTTTTTTGCCTCCCATCTTTTTCGTACTTCCTTGTTTTCAAGCTTGTACCATCCATCAACGTTATATCTTAAATATCTACAATATGCGGATTTACTGCCACGTTTTGGGTCAAAAGGATTTCTTTTGATAGCATCATCAAGCGTCATCTCCCTTTTTCGCCTCCTCAGCCTCTATGATCTGCCTCACTCTGATGATTGATATGCCAAACTGCTCTGCAATCTGGCGATAAATAACCCCGGATTTTCTCAGGGCATAGATTTCTTTGTTTCTCTCTGTTTTCCTGTCTCTTACTTTCATTTGATTGCTCCTATTATCAAGTACATGATGACTGACAGGATGAGGAGCCAAAAAAGCTCATACACATCAAGTCTATGGTCATCCATTCTCAATACCTCCTACCCGGATTAAATCATGATCCAAGAGATATCTCTGGATGTCATAACCAATCTGGGCTGATCTGGATAATTTCTTATAGTCCTCCCTGACTGGATGCTGATAGCAATCAATGACAATGTCTATGACTCCATTGAGTGCATCAATCATCTCAACATCAGTCAGCTCTCTTTGTACTCTTAGCACTCAGCATCCTCCCATCCCATTGACTGCTGCCTCCTGAGGGACATGCTGATGTCCCATAATATGCTGGCCTGTCAAAGTCTTTATGTGTTTTTATCCTTAATCTCCCATGATCTGCATCATTTAAGAGCCTGTCAAAATCCACATTGTAGTCATGATTTCCAGTCAAGGATGAGACCCTTGTCTTTTTTCCAAGATGCAAATAAACCTCCTCTCACCGCTCCTCAATGGGAGCGGATTTTATGTGATGGGCTCTCACTTAGTCTCTATACTGTGTGTTTGATTGTGTGATAAATCCCTTTTGAGCCCTTAAAGGCCAGATTGCTGGATATACATTGCAATTGTTTTGTATCTGTCCAGATAAAATTTCCTCTTCTCATCAAGAGCCCTGATCTCCTGATCAAGCTCATCCATTTTCTCTGCCAAGACCTCATAGATGTAATTGGCCACAGGGAGCTCACCCTGAGCTGCTGCCTTTTCAGTGATCACAGCAGCTGCTGCCCTCATCTCCTCACCCTCTTTGCTTGGTGCTGGCTTTGGCTTTCTCTCATATGGGACTTGTCTGTCATTTTCTTTTAGCAATTCCATGACCTCATCCCTTGGCATGTCGTACATCTTGCAGATGTTCTGGATTGCCTTGTTTTTACTGATTCCCTCATCAAAAATGGTGAGGATTGTGTCTCTCATACCCTCTGTCATTAGTCCTCCAAAAAGTAAAAGCCCTCTGGTGGCTTTGTCTTTATCACGTTTTCAGCCTGTGACATGCTCAAAGCCCTCTGTTTTTCATATTCTGCCTTAATAGACTGCACTCTCTCCTTTGTCTTTATGCCCTTTTCGTAAATCAAAAAAGATTTATCCCAGTATGGATAACAGTGTTTCAAATGCTCCTCAGCAATCCCCAACATCTCTTTTCTCTTTGTGCTGTTATCCAGTAGGTCATGGCATGGTCTGCAAACAGTGATTAGATTTTCTTCTATCCCAAGACCTCCATGAGCTCTGGAGATAAAATGCCCCTCACCTTTTCCCGGTTTGCCACAAAAGATGCACAATCCATGGTCACGCTCCTCAACCTGTCTCTTGACCTTAGTAGGAATGGAGACAGCTCTGGTGCGCTTGTTCAAATCTTTGTCTTTTTGCTGTCGGTCTTTTTGCTGTCAAAGACCAGATATCCATCCTTATCAATATGAACTTTGACTTTCCAGCCATCATTTGTGAGGACTTGTACTGTCTCAGCTCCATATGTTCTTATGGCCTCAACTGCTGCCTCCATGAGTGGCTTTGCTGCTGGGTCAATCTCATTTTCCAGATACTCCTCAATCTTTTTCTGAGTTTTAATTTTCCTACGCTCACTTTTTGCCTGTGGGCAATCACACTGATCTGTGACCAGCGCATTGATTTCTGCCTCAGTGAGATTTGCATCAGGGACATCTATAATCCTATGCTGTCCGCAATATTCACATGATCCTCTTAATTCCATTTAACCTGTCCTCCAATTCTTTTAATCTGTATGACCCAAGACACTCCTCACTTGATGCAAAGACAACTGCATGATTGCTCATCAGAGAAAAGACCTGTTGCCAAAGGTCACAGTGTTTTAATTCTCCGTTGAGTCTTATCTTGTGCCAGTCGTTTGCTTTCCATCTGTTTGGCATCTTGGAGATGCACATATTTCTCACATAATCATCAGATATATAAATCTTGATGACTGCTGCCTTATTAAATCTTGAGAGAGCATCCACAAGGGATTGCAGTGCAGCCCTCTTGTGTGTCGCATTGCTGATTGCGACAACACCATCTTTTGAGTTGACCTGACCATTGTTTGATACAGACTGGATGAGCCACCTTGCCTGTGCTGTTTTCTGCACAGCTGGATTTTTGGTCTTGGTCTGTATAAAAATCTCTATTGTCATCCATCATGTTCTCCTTTTCTTAAAAATCCGCTTGATTGACTCCCAAATGTGTTCCCTTTTACTACACTTTTTCAGCCCATTTGGTGCACTGATCTGACACTTTTTTGGCTCATTGGTCTTTTTGAGTGTGTAGTGCTGATACCTGACTCCAATAAACTCATTAAAGCCATTGACCAGCGTGTCCGGGATGAGTCTATATCCCTCAGGGATGTCAGGATCATCTCTGATCTGCCCCTCTGCAAAGGCCACCCTCTGGAGTGGCTCTTTTAGATTCCGGCTCCTGTGATACTTGCTTTTACCCTTGGTCAGCTCCTCTTTGGTCTCAATCTTGCAGAAATAATCAGCCAAATCCTTATATGCTCCCTCCTCATACATCCGGGATATCTTGATATGATTGCCCCAGACTGAGATGAGCTCATCAAGGATCAGGGAGTCTCCCTCAATGATTACATGATGATGGAGAGCTGCTGCCCTCTTGCCTCTCTCTGTAATGGATATGTACTTAAACTGTCTGTCTTTTCTCTTGAGTCTCCGTGATACCTTATAGAGACATTTTCTGAGATTGTCCTCAGCCTCTTGGTATGTCTCCGGCCTTTGGTCTTTTGGATAGTCCAGCGTGACATGATACCCTTTGTCAAAGTTGACCAGCATCAGCATCTGGAGCTTTTCTGATCTCTTGAGATTGTTATATTTCGTCATGGCTTTGGGAGTGTCTCTCATCCTCTTTGTCCTTTTCTTACCCGGTGCACCAAACACCCTTGCACTGTATTTCCTTATAAACAGATACTCCCCAGCCTTATACCATCTTGTGATATACATACCTGACTCCCCTGTCACTTTTTTTATTAACATGTCATGTTGTCAATAAATCTAATATCTTTAATCGCTCCTTAAAGAGCCCTCAACATGGCTTGTTTTCTTGATTCTCAAGGGATTCTGTGGTATATTCTTCATAGGTGATTTATCTCTCTACCTGAGACAGTAGAAAATACCACATCCCCATGATGACCAGTCCCCACTGGCCATCATTTTTTTGTATAAAATTTATGGTGACGATATGTAAAAGCCTCCATAAACCATTTATCCAGCACATTTGACTTTGTACCCTCAAAGGCTATGATCTCAGGACAAATGTCTCCGGCCTCTATCCTTGCAAAAGCCTCCTCGCACTCATCTGAGATGGCAGTCACTTTGTCATAGGCTCCATTGGTCACAGTTGCAAATGCATTTTTCTGATGGATAACTCCATAAACTGTGTCAGGAAAATCAGAGCTGGGATCATTGACCCTGTTCACAATGACACTTGCCACCATCCAGAGACCATCTGCACCCTCATTGCCAGCCTCAGCCATGGCCACTCTCTTGATCATGTCTGCATCTTCCTGAGTAAAGACATGGACAATATGTGTCCTTGCTATCACTTCACCCTCTGGAGCATCAATCACCAGTGGCTCAACTGCTGCCTCTTGTACTATTTCTATTTGTTGGATTTGTTCTTGATCTTGTTGGACATCTGCCCCGGTCAGCATCATGATCCCCATCATGACCACACTGGCAGACATAGATAAAACTCTCCTCATCTCTCTCCCTCAGTGATTTTGGTTATGATTTCCACTCTGGTGTCCTTTGGCATCTTAAGAGCTGCCAAGACCTCTGCCATTTTCCCCAGTGGCATGGCCTCAGGATCATCAAAGTATTTTAAAAATGTTGTATTGGAGCCCACTGTTGTGTGGCTCCTGAGCTCCTCCAAGGAGTTTATGTGTCTCAGTTTCATAAACTTGCGACACTCAGCCTCAAAGAGTGCTCCCTTTTTGGTCTGATACTTGCTCATATAACATCCCTTTTTGATTCCTGATATCCTGTAAGAGTTGCTCCATCAATAACAAAAGTCAGCTGGCCATCAATCTCAGCTTTCCTTTTCTTGAACCTCAGGAGGGATGACTGTCTTTTCTCAATATCCTCTTTGCGCCTCTTGATTATGTCCTCCAGCTCTTTGACTGAGAGATTGTCAAAAGCTACATAATGGCCTTTACTCCCAGAAAAGTAATTCTTTTTATTTACCAATGGCCTCAGCCTGTCATGCATATAGCTGATGATCAGGTCTCTTTTTACATCCTCACTCTCAATCTTGAGATTTGGTCTGATTTCCTCAATTAAATCCCTCATCTCAAATGCACCAGCATCCTCAAATTTAGAAAAAACTTTATCGAACAACTCAACGAGATTGCTTTTCATGGTAAACCTCCTCAATGGCTCTCCGTGTCCGTGTGATCACCGAGGCATATCCGCTCAACTCTGTTTCAAGTTCTCTCAGGTCATACTTATCTCCAAGTCTCAGAATGGCTTTGAGCTCATCTCTGTGCAGCTTTCCATCTAATGCGCTCACCTTATGACCCAAATGTCTTATTTCTTCTTTAAATTCTTTAAAGATGAGCTTTGAGTCATCCTGATCTTGTCTGACTGCATCAATGCTCACTACACCATCAGCTTTTTGCTCTGTCAGCTCCTTGTGTCTTTTCTTTGCCTCTCTAAGCTCTGCTGCCTCCTTTTGTTGGAGCACTTCACTCTCAGCACCTTTGATCATGCTATATGCTCTATTGATGGTCATGTCTCCAGACTTGCATTGCTCTTGGATGATTTCTGACCCTTTTTCCAAGATGGTCTCAACCTTGTGGATGGTGTCATGTGATACTCCAGCAATTGTTGCAAGCTGTTTGTCTGTTCTCCCTCGAGTGTCAGATTTCTGACTCTCGGAGTTTTTCAGATTGGCCAAAGAATTTTCTTTTGCTCTCTCAGCAATAACCGGCTTTAATTTAAGAGCCAGCTGAGCCCTGACAAATGCTGGGAGATTTCTCCGGCCAAATTGATTTAAAATGATCCACTCTTTGACCTCATCTCTGGAGTCAAAGGTCATCCTTTTTGTGTTGTATGGCAGATTATGCTTTTTGGCTATCTCATACCTGTTGTGACCATCAATCAGCACCCAGTCTCCATTGTTGTCCCAGATGACCAATGAGTCTCTGACACCATCCTTGAGGATGTTCTGCTCTAATTGCGCATACTCCTCATCAGATAATGGTGGGATGAGCTCTTTAAATTCTTTATCAATAGTCATGCATTAACCTCCACAGGCTCAGCCACCACAAAAGAGATGTCATTGAGTGGTACTCCCAGTATTTTTGAGATTTCCACTGCTTTCTCAAAACTTATCTGTCCGGGATTCTGCTCCCATTTCTGATATGTATTTACATGGATTTTTAGCTTTTCAGCCATGCTCTCCTGAGATATCTCTCTTACTCTCCGCCATTCTCTAACTGATAAACTCATTTCAGTCCCTCCTTTCATTCTATGTTTTGTAGATTGGAATTATAGTACACTATATTTTGTGGAGTGTCAATTATATAATCTTGAATTTGTAGAATAACTTGTGTTATATTTGCCTTATAGGAGGGAATGTCATGGACATTGGTGGTGCTATTAGAAAGTACAGGATCAGCAATAATATGGAGCAAAAAGAGCTGGCTAAATTGCTGCATGTATCTGACAAGACAATCTCATCTTGGGAGACAAACAGGACACAGCCAAAAATGGAGATGATTGAGGCTATGTGTAAAATTTTTAATTGTCAAAAGTCTGATTTTTTGGATGATGTACCAATGGAGTTTGATACACCAGAGGAGTTTGAGTATAAATGGCATGAGATTGGTGGTGGCAGACATCCTATTGAGCTCACTGATGAGGAGCATGGCCTAGTAGTTGCATACAGATTATTAAAAGAGTCAGACAAAGCTGTCATAAGAAGAATGATTAGAGTGCTTGTATATGCAAAAATAGCCCGGAGAGATGACATTTGACTTTTTGCAGCTTTTTCTCGCTTTTTTTATGATTTATTTCAGCTTTTTATTGTTTTATTTTCAGTTTTCATGTTTATATTTGATGTTTTAGGAGATATAAAATGGCAGATGCAAAGAGATTGCCCTCTGGATCATGGAGATGCAGAGCTAAAAAGGTGATTGATGGCCAGGCAGTAACAAAGTCATTTACTGTCAGCCCGGATGAGTTTGGTGGTGATCCCCGGACTGCATCAAAAAAAGCAAAAGACAAAGCAGAGATGCTTGCAAGAGAGTGGAGACTGACTCATGAGAAAATTGTGAGAGAGTCTCCCATCTTATCTGACTCTATACTTAAGTATATTGATGACCGCTCCAAAGTCCTGAGCCCGGTCTCTGTCAAAACATACTTGGCCTATATACCATATTTTGACTCAATCAAGGACATGTATGTCTCAGACATAGACACTCCAGTGGTGCAAAGGCTCATCAATGACATGGCTGTGAGCGTGGCTCCAAAGACCATTAAAAGCCGGATAGGATTTCTTTTGAGTGTGCTGGACTATGCTGGGAATGATAGGAGATTTAAACTCAGATATCCTCAGGCAGTAAAGAGAGAGCTGACAACTCCTGATCATGAGGATGTTTATAGGCTGATAGCTGCTGCCGACTCAAAACTTAAACCTGTTATCTGTCTTGCAGCCTTTGGCACCCTGAGGAGAGGAGAGATTGCAGCATTAAAGCAGTCAGACATCTCAAGGGACATGAGGCTCATATCCATCCATGCTGATATGGTCTTGGATAAAGACAATCATTTTGTATATAAAGACATCCCAAAGACCTCTGGATCAGTCAGGTCAGTCCAGCTCCCTGATGACATCATCAGACTGCTGCCTGAGTCAGACAACCCGGATGATTTTGTCTTTTCTCTGTCTCCCACTGCTATCACAAGAAGATTTGAAAAGCTGAGGGCAAAGCTGGGACTTGAGCACATCAGATTTCATGATCTGAGGCACTTCTCTGCATCATTTAGGTCTGATATTGGCATCCCCAAGAAATACATTGAGCTGGAGGGAGGCTGGGAGGCAGACTCAAAAGTCCTCTCAAGTGTTTATGATAATCCTCTGGAGTCATCCCGGAGAAAATACTCCCAGATGGTCAACGAGTTTATAGATGATAAGTTTGGTGATGCCATCAGGATCAGCTCATGATTTGAGTTGCGTTTGAGTTGCGTTTGAGTTGCGTTTGAGTTGCGTGTCACTTTCGTGTCACTTTCATTGTTTAAAATGTGTATTTTGGCATTTACTTTTTAAACATATCATTTAATATTTAAACGCAAAAAAGCCAGTAAACATGAGGGATTGTAGTGTAACCCCACACATTTACTGGCTTTGAAAAAAAGAGCATGAAAAGAGTTCGATTCTCGTCAGCAGCTTTGCCCATAACCCCATGGTTATGGGCTTTTTTTATTTTTCGTGTCACTTTTCGTGTCACCTTTTTAAGATGTTCCCTATTTTGACATATCTGCAATCATGCAAAAGCTCCACATCATCATATAAAACAAAGTCACCAAGAGCCAGATTGTTGACTATCTCCCAAAAGGGATATCTCCTGAGCTTTTCCTGTTGCCTATATGGCACCGGGATCACTCCGGGAGTCTGGCACTCCCATGGGACAAAGCAGACTTTCTTTTCATAAGGTAGTGACAGAAATCTGCCAATCAAGTCTCTGTCCTCATCAAAGAGCATCACAAAGAGATTGTCCCAGTTTATCCGCTCTTTTCTTCTCTCCCAGATGGCCTTTGCCTCATCAAAGTCTGCATAATGATTCATCCACAAAGAGACATCTCCAAGCATAGCCACTGGAAATGGCTCTTTTAATGTGTCATCAATATACATCTCTCTGAGAGTGAGCTCCTGACTCATATAATACTTAGGATCAGACAAAAACTTAAGATACTCATCATGAGGCATGTGCATATTAATAAGAGGAGACCTAAACTCCAGCCCCAGATGATGGTATGTGATTCCGCCCCAGCAATTTGGTGCAAATATGGTGGGAGTGTTCTCTTGGAGCTCCCTGATCTTCTCATTTCTTGTATAGCTCATTGACTATCCTCTGGATTGTTTCATAATCATACCCGGCCATGGTCAAAAGCTTTTTCCTTGATGGGTTTGTCTTTGCACTGCCCCACTTGTCTGCTATGACCTCATATGCAATCTCAAGATTGGTCTTTTTATATGGCTCCTTGGCAATGAGATTGACCACACCATCAAAGTCCACATCAAGGTCAACATTGCCCTTGATACCATCAACATGTCCCTTGCTGGAATACTGCCAAGCAACTGCTGTCCTATAACTTGGTCTCAATGAGCTCTGAGGATTGTACTGTCCTGAGTCATTCCTTGGATATCTGGCAATCCAAAAGTCAAAATCATCCTTGAGCATGTTAGTGATCACGTTGTCATACCAGTCTTTATTGCAATAAATCCCAGTATAATATCCGGCTGATCTGAATAGATTGGCATAGATGTATGTCATCTCCTCAATCTTTTTCTTGCCCTGTTGCCTGAGGACTGCTGCCTCATAGTCCAGCCAGATACCATATTCCAGTGGCCTGTCTGTCAGATGTTTCAAAAGAGCCTTAGCATCACCCTCAGGATCAGCAATTGATGCTGAGGCTATAAAGATATAGACTCCTCTTGATATACCATAGATGCCACATTTTCTATAATTCTCCTCAAAACACTCATCTTTCCTGTGGCTCTGAGCCTCATACATGCACTTGAGGATTGCAAACTCTTTCCCAGCTGCTGCCACTTGTTTCCAGTCTATGTCCTTTTGATAATGAGATACATCAATCCCAAGCTTTTCCATAATTTAATCCCTCTTTACGGCCTTACCATCAACCCAAGCCTCACAAAATGCATAAATTGCAGCTGATAATATACCGCATATTGTACCAATGGCAGTAACAGTATTATTGCAAGTAGCCAGACCAGATATAGACACAGCAATACTGGCTAAAAATGCAGCCACACAAATCCAAAATTTTCTACTTGTCAGCTTTTCCATCACTCCTTGTCCTCCTTGTTTAATTTGTCTCTCATTATTTCAATGGCTCCTGTGATCAGGAGCTCCACAGCACCACCACCCAGTCCGAACTGGATCAAAGTGTCCGGGACTGAGTCTTTAAACCAAAAAGTTATCCATGCAACTGCAACAAATATGATCCAATATAGACACACCCCTCTCACTATTGTGTCTATCTTCTTTGGTTTTTGCTTGATACGGCACCGCTCAATGCCAGTCTCATTTTTCCGCCATATACTCATCCAAAGCCTCCTTGGCTTTTTCAAGTCCTTTGCTCATTTCTTTGTGTTCAATCAGGCAGTATTGCATCTCAAACTCCACCAGAGCAATGGTCGCTCTGATCAGCACCTTGAGTGCCCTGTCCATCTCTTGGAATTTTCCATCACCCCTAAATAGGGACTGCTTTATGTCCTTGATGTCACTCTCACATTTGACAACACGCTCCTCCAGAGAGTCATGTGGCTTGTTTAGGAATCTTTTAAATGCATAACCTAAAACGCAAATGTTTGCAATTGCAATAATGGTCTGTAAAAATGGCAGAATTGATGATATGTTCATTTTCCCTCCAATGAAAAAGAGCCATCACCTTTGGCAGTGATAGCTCTTTGTTGTCTTATACCTCTGGCTCAGGTGGCTCAGGCTCAGGCTTATGATTTACAATCTCCATAATCTCAGCATTTCCCATCTCGTTGACAATCTGGACAATGGCATAAAGCACATCAGCTGCATTGTGATATGCTGTCAGAATCTGATGATAGGACACAATTGCAGCATCTTTTGTCTCAAAGACTGCAATTGATGAGCCGTCCTGTCCCTGTGTGTTGGTGAGTAACTTTACAAGATAGTATTTCATGTTTTACCTCCTTTTATTTGAGTCCGCTGATTTTTGTGATGATACAATAACCGTTGTTTTGCGTAGTTGTTCCGGCTTGATAACAATTACTATTTCCAAAAGTCGTGTCATTTACATAATATATACCTCTTGCAAATGAATTAGTTGCTTTTGAATACATACCCAAAAAGTTAGTATTTGCTGTGTTGGTCATTTTCTTAAATTCCTCAACAGACACCATAATACTACTTTGAATGTCTTGATTTACTGTCATTCTCCAATATATTTTTAAATACTTATAATTTGATATATCATCGGACAATGTTCTCGCTGCGGATGGACTCATACTACTTGTCGGTGATGGATTAGTCCAAAGCACTGTTTCGCTTAATGATCCACCCCCACCTGTTTTAAACCATGCCATAACTATCCCTCCTTACATGATATAAATTCTTATTCCCAAACTAAATGCACTGCTCTGCTTGGGGATTGTTACGACACACTGACCGCTGGACACTGCAATGTTGCTTGGATTGATGCCAAACACATCTGCATATACCTCAATCCTTGAGCTGGTGGTGATGGCTGCATTATTAAATTGATATGATGTGTCTGTTGATGTGTCCACAGTCTTGGTCAGCTCCATGTATTTGGTGCCCTTGACCTCATACATTGTCCCGGCTGCTTTGATATACTGATATGAGACAGCTGTGTCTGATGCTGTCCCAGTATTACCAACTGCCAGATAATTGGACTGAGCAATCTTTTTAGGCTTGCCAGCTGATACATCATAAAATGGTACAAAGTCAGCTGAGTCAACTGCTGTCTCTGTCTGATCTGATGTCTTGTAAATACCCTCAACCAAATCATCCATCTGTGTGATTGTCGGTGCCACATTGACAAGATTGTCCAGTGTGGATGTGTCCACTGTAAAGGTGGCCAGATTTATCTCATAAACTCCATTCACAATGTTGACATCAGAATCTTGGATCACTGGAGTGAGAGTCTCAGCTGTCTCAACGAGTAGTGAGATAGGCTCATCAGTGTCTGACAAATCCATGTGGATGTATAATCTGCCATCAAGTGATCCTGATGGAGTCAGGGACACTGCAATGTCTGTCTCCTCAATAGTAAATTTTCTACCACACAAAGCACCATGAGCTGTTGCAACATGGAGTGTATTGGCATTTTTGATGGTGACTGCTCCACCATAGATGAGTCCACTGCCTGTCAAGGCAGTCTCATATATGAGTGCATCATCCTGAGGAGTCACAGTTGAGCCAGCAAATGTGACCAAAGAAATACCCATTTTAAAGTCCTCCTTTTAATATCTTTGTCAAATCAAGTCTGACTGTGCCAAAAGTCAGCTTTGTTACATCACTACGCTCCACACCTGTCAAGATTGATGCATAAGATGTCCCATTTGATGCCACATTTACCAGCTGACCAATTGTCAGCGTGTCCGGCATGACAAGTGCATCCTCATTCTGGACTGTCAGCTCAATCAAATTTGAGTAACTGTCAACATCAAACTGCTTGTCAGCAGCATCCTGTGCAGCATCTGCAAATGTGTCACCCTCAGAGACTGCCACTGATGTGATCGCATATATAACTGGAGTGATCCTGTCATCATCCGTGGTGTCATATGAGCCATCAGGATGCTTGTAGTAAATCACATTGGTCTCAAGGTCTGCCTGATCATAGATGATGAGTTTGTTCATGTCCTGAGTGCTTTCATTGACAATGATTGATTTCTCAATGACATTTGGCAAATCGGCCTCAATGAAAAAGGTGCCCGGTGCTTTTACTCCAATCTTTATGACAATCTTTTTATTAGAAAAGTCAGGCTCAGCATAAAGACCTACCTGATACTTGGTCAAAGACCTCCTGATGATGGATGTCATAAAGTTGATGACTGCTTTATTGAGTCCTTTTTGGTCTGATGTGATATGGAATCCCCATCCACTGGTGCTGGATATGGTCTGCACCTCAAGGCCATAAATGTTTTGCTCCGAGTCTGCATTGTTTATCCAGTAATCAGTGATATAATCTGCAATCATCTGCTCCAGAGTAGTTGCTGACCCTTGGAGCGTAGTGTCAAACAGGATGCTGGCATCAAAAAGAGATATAAATGGCTTAAATTTTATCTCAGAAAAGCCTTGCTCAGACTCATTGACTGCAATTGCGCTGATGTAACCAAAATAGCTGTCAGTGTTGTTTTTTATCCTGATGTAATCCCCATTCTGGACATTCTCATCAAAGGCAATCATCACACTATTTTCCATAGTGGAGAGATAATCATACTTGTAATCAATCGCTCCCACATTGTAGTGCTGGATCAGATTAAACTGTCTGTCAAAAATCTCTACATTAAACGGTTGCATACTCAATCTGAGCCTCCACACCCACATTTAGCTTGTTTGTATTGTCTGCTTGGACTGATATTGTGTTCCTACCTCTGCCAAATCTGATAAATCTATCAGTGGCAAAGTCACTTTGCTGATACATGTCTGATACTTCATTCCCCAGCATGTCAAACTGCTTTATTGAGTATGGGATTGTTGTAGTATCTATGATCAGCTTGTGGTTTGCCAGCACAGACCCATTTATTTTGCCACTGGTCTGGAGTACATTATTGAGATAATATCTCCAAGATGGATTTGTGGCCGGGCCATAGATGATCAGTTTGACAGGTGAGCTCTGATATGAGTCAGAGTCAACTGATACAGTGTTGACCACTGCTGATGAGTATGTGTAATCATATGTATAGTCGTACACTTTACCACCAGAAATCTGACCATCATTGTGCTGGCTTATTACCTTATACCATGGAGTCTTTGCACTAAATTCAATCTCAATCTCCAGAGAGTCACCCTTGCCATCTGATCTGGTGATGCTGGTGACAAGACCATCTCTTTTGAACACTCCATGACCGGGATTGTACTCCATTGTAATAGGCTCATTTTGGCAAAACTGTGCAAAGTCAAAATATGACTGTTCTGCCCCGGGCTGCCAAAAGCGGATTGTGCCTTTGATGACCCCTTGTTTAATCACATTGGAGAGGACAGCATATCTGTCCTCAATCCTCTGGAATTTTGAATCATTGGAATATCCCAGACCATCAATCCCATAAAAGAAAAGCCTGTTTTTTGTGGTGATGTTGTACTGGTTTCCATCTTTGTCAATCAGTTTAAATGTTCTCATTGCAAAGCCCATCCTAACTGTCTATTAAATCCGTTGTATAGTTGCTGCACATCAATCCCCTGTTTCTCTGCTATCTCAGGGAGATACATGCCAAGCATAGATAAAAGAATATCCATCTTGTCATCAGCTGTCTGGCCACCACTAAACTCATATGATCCTGATGTTGTCAGGCTTGCTGTGGCAGATTTGCTCAAGTCAGCAATGGCATCATCCACAAGACCTTTATTGTCTGTGATACCCAGTGCCATACCAGCTGCAATCTGGGCACCCACCTCACTCCTAAATACTCTTGATGGTGACTCAATGCCAAGAAACTCCTTTGCAGCATTAAAGGCTGCCTCTGCTGCCCCTTTGGCTGCATCAATGACAATATCAATTCCCTGTTTGATGCCCTCAGCAATTCCTTTGAGGATATTGATACCAATGGAGCCCCAGTCATACTGTCCAAATGCATTTACTATGGACTGGATGATCTGAGGAATGAGTCCCACCAGAGTAGGGATGGCTTGAATGAGACCAGCTCCCAATTTTCCGATTATAATAATTCCTTGAGCCAGTATCTGAGGCAGATTAGAGGCGATTGATGCAGTAAATGATGCAATGGCCTTGGCTGCACTATCTATAATCTGAGGCAGATTAGAAATTATGCCATTTACCAGATTCAAAAGCAGTGTGGCTCCAGCTTGCAAGATGGTTGGCGCATTTTGTAACAAAAAACTGACAAATTGCAAGCTCAGCTGCATTGCTGTTGTGATCAGCTGTGGGATGTTAGATAAAATCCCATTTGCCAGATTGCTGATTATTTCAACTCCAGCAGATAGGACACTTTCAAGATTGGCAGTGATCCCACCAAGGACACCCTCTATGATTGATCCATCTGTCCCAAGGATCATTTGTGATGCTGATGACACTGAGTCCTTAAGTGCATTAATGAGGCTGGTGCCGATTCCAATCCAATCTGCATTAAAAAGAGCCTCGCCAAGTGCCATTGCAAGACTCACCGCTGCTTGAATCAAATTTGGAGCTGCTGCAATGAGCGCATTGACCAGAGACATGATTATGTTTAATCCAATATTGACTATATCTCCAGCATTGTTGGTCACTATATCCAGCCCCCGGATCAGCATGTCACTGAGTCCAGATATGAGCTCTGGCAATGACTCTAATATATTTGTGACCATGGGAATCAGGTTGTTAAATAGGAAAGCCTCAACTGTCCCACCAAGAGCCTCAAGTGCTGGCTTGATATCTTCTCCCAGTGCTAGATTAGCTAACAGGTTTTCACCGGCAGCTTTCATGGCTCCAAGTGATCCTGTGAATGTGTTAGATGCCTCAGCTGCTGCCACACCAGTCAACCCCAGATTTTCTTGTACTGCATGGATGGCTGCATAAACATCTCCAAGATTACTGATGTCATATTTGACACCAGTCAACTTTTGAGCATCAGCCAAAAGCCTCTCCATCTCTGTTTTTGTGCCACCATACCCAAGCTTTAAATTGTCAAGCATGGTGTAATTTTGTTTAGCAAATCCTTGATATGCATTTTGGATTGCTCCAATATCTGTGCCCATCTTTGCACTATTGTCTGCCATGTCAAGGATTGCTGTGTTTGCAGCCTCAACTGCCTTTGTGGTATCTCCACCAAAAGCCTGTTTCAATGAGGCACCAAATGAGACTGCTTGCTCTGCATAGTCATTTGCTGATATGCCAGCCTTTGCAGCCTCAGCAGCATAATTTTTTGCGCCCTCTGCTGCCTCACCATATAAAGTCTCAAGACCACCAAAAGACTGCTGGAGATTTCCACCAGCCTCAAGAGCTGTCTTGAGAGCTGTGCCAATCCCAGCTGCTGCAATTGCTGTTTTGATTGCTCCGGCTATGTTTATACCAGCAGCTTGACCAGCACTTTGGGATTCATTTCCCAGCTCTTTTGATATGCTGCCAGAGATACCTTTTGCGGAGGGAATTATTTGGATATACGCTTTTCCTAAGTCACTCATTTATTCTTTTCCACTCCTTTATAAAATCATCACCATTGTCAAATCCTCTGGGAATCTCACTTTTATCAGTGGTCAAAAGCTTTAACAATGATTTTGGTCTGTTTCGTCCTTTTTCTGCATCCTTTGTCTTTGCATAAAAATTGATTGCTGTGTTATCAGCAATATGAGCTAAAAGTAGACTATAAATGTCCACTTTTAGCCCACTTATTGCCATCATGATCCGACTGTTTTGCCTGAGCCCCATAGCTAAAGTCGCAATATACATCACTGGCATTTCGTAAATGTTGTAAATGTGATAGGTCTCAGCAAAATCACAAATCAATGCATCCTCATCAGTCGCAATCATTCCTGAGAGGACTGTGATTTTTTTATGTTCTCACTCATGAGATTCATGATCTCTTTAAACTCCTCAAGGATTCTCTGTGTTGATGCAATCCCATCCTCATCAGATACATGCTGCATGAGAGCATCCTCTCCATCTTTGCCAAGCAAAAAAGGCACAATGAAAGCTAATCCTTGAATTATCGTTGACTCATCATTGCTGTCAGCTTTGGCCAAATTTTTACAAAACCGCCAGTCTTTGGCCTTATTCTCGTTGACATCACAAACAAATCCGCTCTTTGTCTGTATTTTCATTTCTTACTCCTTATCAGATTGATCCGGCTGACTTGAGCATGTACTCATAGTGTGTATTAGCATACTCATCAGGGATGCAGTCAATTGTTGTTTCATAGCCAATGGCATCTGAGTCACTGTATGTCACATCACCAACATCTGAGATTGTAGCTGTTGGGATGACTACTCTCTTTGCAGTGTTGTCAGACATGATCATATCAATGACAAGGGACACCTGTTCCGGCTGGTCTCCATTGGCTGTGATAGCAATTCCAGTCTCCAGTGTTCCTGTGACATTGCCTGAGCCATAGATAAACTTAAGCACCTCAAGATTTTTGACCTCAATGAGTGTGAACTTGTAGGAGTCCTCTTTGGATGAGAGGATAACCAGTACAGTGTCACCACCCCATGCTTTGATCTTGCTGGACTCAATAGATGTGGAGTTTACAACACCAGCATCTGATACATAGCCAAGACACTCAAAAGCAGCATCAAGAGCCTCAGTTGTACTTGTTGGGAGTCCTGTTCCCTTAGGAGCAACCCAAATGGCACCTGTGCTTTTTGGTTTTCCAGCACTTACATTGCTTGCTAAATTTCCCATTTTTGCCTCCTTAATAGTGGACGATATCAAAGACAGCTTGATATCTGTATCTTTTTGTCGTTGTATCAGTAAAGTTATAATCACTATTGAGATTGACTGATACAATCTCATCCAAGCTGGCCAGACCATCAAGACCATCCATCATGATCTCCTTGAGGGACTCATTGAGCTCTGCTGCCTCTTGGAGTGATTTCCCATATGACTGGATGGCAAATGTTGACCGCTTTATGTGATTAATAAGACTTGAGCCAGTCTTTTCCATCACAATCATCTTTTTGGGAGGATTGCTTGGCACTTCCGTGTAGACTGGCTCCGTCATGTTTGTATCTAAAAACTTGTAGATGGTGATCTCTATCATGGAATACCTCACTTTGACATTGGCAGACCCACAGCTCCGGCTGCTTTGATTAAAGAATTTGTCTTATAATTCTCCTTAGCTGCCTTTTTGCTGTCTGGATAAACATTGCAAATTGACACAAAGCTTGCAGTGTGTACTCTGTATGCATAATCATGTCCAGCTGCTCTTGCGACTGCTGCCCCGGCTGCTGAGAGTGCTGACTGCATCTCTCCTGATTTCATGATCTCTTGGAGACCGCTGATATTTAACTCAAATTCAACCTTAGCCATAAGCCTCACACCTGACTTTCATATGCCATGGGAGTTGAGGAGGCAGATTGCTCTCAATCCCTGTGATTGGGAATCCAAATGTCTTGACTGTATGAGTAATCCCATAAGAGTCTGTCCATTCCACCTTTTTATCCACCCAGTCATGTGTGTCTCCCTTAGGGATGGCCAACATATAACTGATCTGTTTTCCATACATGCTCACTGATGTGGTGATGTCATCAGTGGATGGCTCACCTACAAGAACATTGTCAACAGTTGTGGCTTTTTCCTCCATGACTGGATTTCCAAGGTCATCATAACCAGAGACTGTCTCCTCATATAAAGTTATTGTGATACCCTTGATTCTGGCCATGTGTTTATTACTCCTATTTGCTGAGACCTCAGCCCCAGCTTTTTCAAGTCGTTGTTGAGGATAGCATTTGCAATCCCACCACCAGCCACAGCATATGTACCGCTCCATGAGTAACCAAGAGCTGACTGTGACTCCTGAGTCATGGCATCACCCTCTGTGGACTGCCTCAGCACTCTGACTGTGACATCAACTGTCACAATCTTGAGCACACTTGCATATGCCTCATCAGCTGCTGCCTTTGCATCAAGGTCAACACTGACCTCACTTGCAAGCACCCTGAGCTCATCAGATACAAGAGGGAGCAAAGCATCTGCTCTGGTCTGTTCTGCTGAGGAGAGTGGTCTCCATAAAGTCTCTATATCATTTACTGTGGCAAAAGGTGTGTTCATTTTTTTGTCCTCTTAACGTTCTTTTTTGGTGCAGTCTTTTTGACAACTGGCTTGGTCTCCTCTTTTATCTCCTCTTTGGGAGTCTCAGGCTCTTTTGGAGCCTCTGCTTTGGACTCAGCCTTTTTTGGAGCATCAGCTCCCACTGCAATCCAGTTGGGAGCTGATATGATTGACTTTGTCTCTATTTCTGCACCTGTTTTCACATTGCGATAGAGCATTTAAACCTCCGATCAGGCAGATGCGCCAGCCTTAACAATTGCAAAAGCATCAGGCACGAGGATGCCCCATCCAATGTATGCCTCACCTCTGAGATAAATCTGATTGTGACCCTTAAGGTCTCCAGCATCAGAGTTGTCAGGATTACCAAATTCGATAACCTCAACAGGAATCTGTCTTGCGATACCCCACTTAAAGAAGTCTGCAAAGTTTCCAACGATTGCTCTGTCTGCATTGCTGTTAAAGCTTACAGTGCTGTTAGCATCAACAGGGAGTCCATTGATCTCATTAACCTGTGCGCCCCATCCAAGCTGAGGGAATAAAGGAGCATAAGATGTTGAGCCACTCTTGAGAGATGCAAGAGCTGACTTAAATGCTGGAGCCATAGCCAGACCAGTAACCTCATGCTCTGCTGCCTCTACAAGTCCAACTGCTGCTGCAACATTGTCCTGAGGAGCATCTGCATCATAAACAACAGTATTTGTGATCAGGTCATCAAAGTTTTTGTTGTTGAGTGCGCTTGCTGTGTTGCCTGTTCTGGGATTAACACCATGGAAAGCCATGATATCAAGACCCCTTGCAACCTTTTTAGCAAATCCCTCTGCAAAGGTCTGGAGATACTGGAGCTGTACTTCCTCAGCTGCATACTTGAACTCATCAGAAACTCTCATACCATACTCAACCTTTACTGGCTGCATGGTAACTGTGGCAACTGTGCCACCTCCGTTTGACTTTGCGCCGTTCTCAGCTACAAGGTCAACCTCACTATCAAGTGAGAATGTAAACTCAGTTTCACCATTAAATGGGAGAGGCTGAGACTGTGACAGTCTTGCAAGAGAGCTCTTGCCTCTTACAGTGTCAATCAGCTGGTTTGTCAGTGCCGGTGGGAAAAGATTTCCTTTTGTAATAATGCTACCCATAATATTTTTCTCCTTTTTTAATTGTTCTCACCCTTGATCTGGCTCAGCAATCCAAGCAAAGCCTGATCTGAGGCTGTTTGTGTGTTAGTATTTGGGTTGACTGAGTACAGTGGTGCAGTGGTAGTTGGTTTCATTGAGGCTGCTAAAAACTCAGCATCCTTGTTGAGCTCCTCCTCAGTGTCTCCAATCAATCTCTCTGCCAGCTCAAGTTTGAGATTGTGTGCATAAGCAATCTTGCTCTTGAGCAATGAGTGCTCTGCTGCCTCAGCCCTTTTTGTGAGCTCACCCACAGTTTTTTGATTCTCAGAGAGCTTATCTGCTGCCTCCTTGGCTGACTTCTTAAGCTCCTCCAGCTGTTTCGCATAATCCTCTTTCAGTGAGGACACCTTGTCTGGAGATAAAAAGTCTTTATATTTCTCCTCTGCCTCTCTGTCCTTTTGTGCCAGTCTGGCCTTGATGGCCTTGTCAAATTCTTCCTGTGTGGTGATTGGTGTAAATTCGCTCATTTTGTAAATCCTCCTCTTTTACCGTTGAGTAACGTCTTTTTGTATTAAAAAAGCACCCCAGTGGGATGCCTTAATAACTGATGTTTTGTGATTTCTTTTTTTCTTTTGTTGTGGCGCATAACCAATAGGCCAAAATCATGCTGTCCATGAGTGCAATGTCCTGAGTCTCCACAAGGGATTTATATCCAAAGCCTCCCTGTGATCCAATGACTCTTTTCTCACAGTTGGTCACAACATCTCTGAGTGTCTTTTGTCCTGTGTGGCAGATGTCCTTGGAATATATGCCCTGTTCAAACATTGCATTTGCTGCTATGATCTCAGCAACCTTTGGGAGCACTGTTTTGACTTTGATGTGATGCTCTTTGATTTTATCCATCAAGAGCTGCTGCCCTGAGGCTCCATCAATTGCAACTTTGTCCAGCTTTGGATTGTGGAGATATTCAAAAATCCATCCATAACCAGCCCTGACTGATGCCAAATCAATGGCCTCTACAAATATCCGGCCATCTTCTGTTTTTGCTGCTATGGAGACAGCAACATTGACACCATCTTTGCCATATTTGATACCAATAAACCTCTGGTCTTTGAGCTTTGGTTTTGTCTCCAGTTTGAGCTCATCCCACTCAGCCTCAGTGATCTCTGACTTTTGATTATATGAACACCAAAAGCCAAGCCTCTGGATGTTAAAATCCAGAGGATCACCAGCCAACTCATTGCGGACATTCCTCTCTTTGAGGATTGCCCCAAATGATGGATTGTAGGTTTTCCAGAGGACTGGATCATTGAGCTTGTCATCCTCTATCTGTTCCGGGACTGACCACTCAGCCCACCCGGTATCAGGTGCCCTGTCCTCCAAGATGGATTCTCTTGTCCTGACAAAGACATCTCCTCCAGATATCAGTGTTGGTGGTGTACCCACCATGATGGTCTGTGGATTCTTTGAGGCTGAGACTGTGTAAATGAGTGCTGACTCTTGCTTTGTCGTGTACTCCTGTGCCTCATCAATGACCAAAAGGTCAAATCCCTCTCCAAGTCCTCCATTGTTGGTGCGTGTCCTAAAATCAATCACTCCGCCTCCAGTGATCTCAATATGCTCAAGACCATATTGTTTGGATGCATAGAATGATTTATCAGGCATGTCTTTCTTTTTCTTGGAGTGCTCCTCATACCCGGCTTTTTTTAACAGTGTATAGAGTCTGTTAAAAGCATCATGTGATGTGGTTGTCCTGTGTGCTGTGTGGCAAATCTTCTCACCCAGATTGATGAGTCCATCCATCTCTCTGGCTGCTAATATCTCGCCTTTTCCATTACGTCTGGAGACACATATGCAATATGTCATGTGTTTCCATAGGCCATCTCTATTGGTTGCCTCAATTGCCTTGATCTGACGTTGCTGCCAAGTCAAGAGCTGCTGACCAGTGGACTTGTATAATTTGATAGCATTGTTTCCTCTGGTCTTTTTTTGGTCATAGCTAACATTGGTAAAAGAGGGATTTTGATTGTCAATCCTCATCTTTTACCTCCCTATTAACTTTGCCCTCTCTTGTATCTTTTTGATCTGAGCCATGATCTCATCAGGATTTTTCCTCAGAGTGGCTCTCCTTGCATATGCCCTGTCAGTCATTCCAGTCTCATCAAGGAACTGTCTGACATTTTGGTCTCTGTATGCCTGATTGACTGACTCAATTCTCTCTCTTGGTGTCATCTCTGACTGCTGCCCTATGGACTTGCGCCTCTCCAGCTCCTCAGGTGATGACTCCCATGTCTTTTTGCTCCAGACATTCTGAGATGTTTTCTGAGACTGATAGGTCACAGTGCATCTGCAAAACTCATGTCTTGCATAAATCTCATCAGGTGCATTGTCATAGTCATATGTCCCAGCCAAGTCCTCACACCACTTGCAGCATCCTCCCATCACTGACCTTGTGATGGTGGCTTTGAGTCCCACATTTGTCCTAAACTCAGCATTTGCTCTGACATAGTCATCAAAAAAAGCCTCTGAGTTGTTTATGATGGGCTCTCCCAGCCATCTGATTGCTTGCTCCAGCAGTATGTCATCACTTGTCATCTTGTCAATCAGTCCATTGATCCGGCTGGATGGAAAGTCTGCTTTGACAGTCCCAAGTCCAATCTTTGCCTTTTTGTCCGCAATTGCTTGGATGTCCTTTGAGATGTCATTTACAAGATTGTAATTCTCCTCAAGGCTTGGTATGACTGTCCTTTGTGCTATGTTGTAGTACAATTTGCCATTTGGCAGATTGTCAGCAGTCAGGTTGTTCAAAAGAGCATGAGAGAGATTCTCTCCAAGATGCTCAGCATAATCATGAGCATCTCTCATGTTGGCTGTTCCGTCCCTGATCCGCTTGCTGATCTGAGTCAGCCTCCTGTCTTTTAGACAGTAGTTTTTGAATGAGCTTTGGATTTGCTCATTCAATATTGGCACTACATCTTGAGCCATAAAATACCGCCTTTCCCCACCAGATTTAAAGGCATGAAAAAAGAGAGCTGGCGGACAACTCTCTCACAGTTTGCAACCTGTGTCCATGCCAAGATAAAGCCCAAAGGCTTATCTCCATGGTCTCTCTGACATGATCTCGGACATAAAAGTCTGCATGGCTCTCTGAGCCTCTGCTCTCTCATCCACAATGATTGCATCCTCCGGGATGCCTTGCCATGTCTCAGTATCAACATCATATATTATCCGGCCATCTTCCTCTCTGGCACTTCTTATAGTTGCCGGGATCAGGATTGCCTGACCTGTGTTGTACTTAGTATTCATTAAAACCTCCTTAAATGCCTGTGATCTCCAAAATCTTATCCTCAGTCAAATAATCAGGATAGGACTGATTGATTTTCTGTATTGCATCACCTATTCCAGAGAGCATTGACACATCTGCTTGGAATGGTGGCAACCATACTGGCTTTGTCAGTGTGATCTGTGACCTCTGGTAGTCATAATTGTCTCTGATGCAAGCTGCTAGGAATCCAGCATTGAGGATGCCCACATTAAAGGACTTGTGTGCAGCCTTTGCAGTCAGTCTCAGATTTTCATGAGCTGCCTTGATGGCCTCATAACTGGATGGATTGCTCTGAGGGAATCCCAAATCATCAAGAGTGAGCCCCACCTCACCAGCAAACAGTGATGCAAACATCTTGAGCTGGTCTGTATGAGGAGTCATGCTCTGCTGAGTAAACTGTCCCAACTTAACATGGTCTGTTCCGTCATCATTTAGAGTAAATTTCATCATGGCACTCATTGCAGCTGTCCATTTATCGAACTGCTTTGCTGAGTCATCCACTCCAGTCACCCACTTTTGTGGGAATGAGTAAAACTCTGCTGAGATTTCTGATCTCTTGACTGTCCTGAGAGCTGAGCTCACCAGAGACATACATGCTCTTGAGATTCTGGAATGTCCAAAAGGTCTTTTTGCATCCGGCCTAAATACCATAGGAACCAAAAGAGGATATGGAGCCGGATTGTCCATCTGATCTACCAGCTGACCTCTCTCATAAAATGCTGTGTACTCATATGTAAAATAGGCATCTTTGATGACATTGCCATATTGGTCACGCTCAAGGACTGCATAACCCTCATTGAGCATCATGGTAATAGGATCAATGATGCCAGTGGCATCTGATGCATCAATTATCTGCAATCTTGGGAATCCATCATCACCCGGAGAAATATAAATAAAAGAGCATGAGCTGATGAGGGCACCCAGTATGGCACTATTAAAGAGCACATCTCTGTTGTTCTGGTCATAAATCTGAGTCAGGTCAAAGACATCATCTTTAAAGCCATAAAAGTCCAGCCTGTCTGCCAGTGCATCAACACCCTTGGAGCACCAGCCAATGACACTGTTAAAATATTTGAGCTCTGGTGGTGTGGAGATGCCAAAGTCCAGAGTGCAGTTTTTCATCTCATAAAAAATATACCTCTTGAGGACTCTGATCCGTTTCATATTGAGCTGGTTTTGCAGATATGTTATTCCGTAGTAATTCATAGCATCACCTTTTTTTATTTTGCCGGGCTTGCCCGGCTTAAAAATTATTTTGCGAGATATTTGTACA